CTCGGTCACTACCTGGACTTTGACGGTGCCAGCACCGGCACCTTGCGCTTCCAGAACTTCTACCTGAGCGAGACGGTGGAGGGCCGCATGTTCCTGCCCTTCGGGTTCAGCGGCACCACCACCAACCGGCAGGGCGACAACCTGGAGGCCACGCTGGTGCTGCCCAACAACGAGCTGAGCCGCAGCTGGGCGACGCAGGCAGTCGAGGAAGGGTGGCTCGCCACTGTCACTGTCTTCCTGATGGATCCGAGCGACAGCAGCAAGCGCACCCGCTTGTACGACTATGCGGGACAGATCACCGGTGGCGGGTGGGACGAGACGGCGATGACCATGCGCCTGGGCACCGTGTTGGATGCCGTGGACGGCAATGTGCCCAACCGCGTGTTGCATCGCGGCATCGTCGGCAAGATCCCCCCGTCATCCTTTGCCGGGTTCTGAGCGCTTCATCGGGATGCCTTACCGCCTGGGCGGGGACGGCAGCGACGGGGCGATCGACTGCATCCACATGGTCTACGGCGTGCTGGCCGACCTGCAGATACCGACGCCTCCGTTCCGAGCGAACTGGTACGACTATCCCAAGTGGGAGATCGCTAGAGCGCTGTATCAGTGGGGCAGGCGAATCCCAGCACCTGCCTACGATGGTGATGTGGTGCTGCTCCCCCAGCACACAGCGTTTGCGGTCATTTGGAGCGGCGGATGCCTGCACATCAATCAGCTCAGAAACGCAGTGAGCTGGTGCCCTCTCCAGGCCATACGCCCGCGTTATACGTTCCGCCACTGCTCCCGTTTGAGCGTGAACTGATCAGCCTGCTGGGGTGCAGCGAGGCGGAGTATCGGACGTTTAAGCGAGAGGTCGAGCTGCGGGGCCGGGAGCGCCCAGCGGACTACGCCCAAGTCCCGGATGTTCAAGCCACCGGCTTCGAGCTGTTTTTGATCAACTTGGCAGTCGGCATCGCCTTGTCAGCGGTGAGTGCGTTGCTGGCACCGAAGCCGCAGCAGCCACCAGACATCAAGCAACGACAGCTCCAGAACAAGAATGGTCGCACCCGCTTCAACCAGACTTACGGCTTCGAGGGTGGTCTGGACCTAGCGGAGTTCGGTGCTCGCATCCCCATCCCGTTCGGCCGCTACCAGATCAAGCCGGGTGGCCCCGCCACCGGCGGCCTCGTTGTTGAACCACTGCTGGTGTGGTCGCGGATGTTGAGCTACGGCCGCAGCCAGGGTTACAGGGCAGCGCTGGTGGTGGGCGAGCGGGGCCTGACACCACCTTCGGTAGAAGGCATCTACATCGGCAACAACGCCCTAAGCGCCAACTTCAAGGAGTCCTACGCCGTCTACTGGTCAAACCAGGACGGGATGAACCGCATCAAGCAACAGCACCTGATCGCGGGCGTCCACGACTATCCCGGCGACCTGGAGGATCACCTGTACGACGAGGTGTTCCTGTGCCCCACGGTCGATGGAATGTACGACACCGGCTTCTGTGCGGTGCATACCCCGAGCAACACCACGCAGTTCGGGGTCTACAGCCCAATCCACAACGGCACCGCGCTGAAGCTGAACTGGCGGGTTGTCAGCATCCTTGACGCCAGCAAGTGGGACGAAGAAAAACGCAACCGTGCCGAACGCCGCAAGATCGCTGGCAGTCAGGCCAATAAGCCCGAATGGGGAATGCGAGGCACTGGTCGGGGCTGGTCACCGTTCATGGGGCTGACGGCCCACAACGGCACCAGCTATGAGCTGCCCACGATGGTCGGCATCGCCGTGGGCGACACGGTGACCTTCACGATCACCGACAAGAAGCACGACGACATCTCCAAGGATGAGATCGACCCGGACACCGGCGTCGATTACGACGATGTGGAGAAATGGACGGACACGCTGCGGGAGGCAGCTGATGACCAGCTGCAGATGGGCGAGCTGTTCCTGATCGGCCGCTGTGTGTTTCAGCTGGTGCAGCGCCCGCCGGAGCCTTGGCGACCGAAGAAAAAGCTCGGCACCTGGAACTACCAGCTCAAATGCACCGAGCTACTGGGTCACAACGTCATTGGCATTGCGGGTACAAAGGCTGTTCACGAGTACAACTGCTATAACGGCTTGGACTACAAGCCCTGGTGGACGGGGCCGAACTTCTTCCCGCTGCTGCGCTTCAGTGCGGCGACAGTGCGGAACCTCCGTCCGGTGGAGACCACGGAGATCGGCATCCGCAGCCGCGTGTTCCAGCAGGCCAACGGCCTGTGCAACTTATCGGCGGTGCCAGCTCCAGCCAAGCTGATTCGCTTTGACCAGGACAACGTTCAGCTGACCACCGGCTACCGCACGGCCTACTTCCAGCGGGCGTCAGCCTTCACGTTGTATCTGCGGCCGGCCGGACTGCAGGAGGATGGCAGCGAGTACAGCTGGGAGCCGATCGGCGAGCAGTTCGTCGTGATCGGCGCTCAGCCCGTCGATCAGTTCGGGATGATCCGCATCAAGGGCGAGAGAGCCCGGCAGATGGAGTTCCGCCTGGTGCCGAAGTGTGGCGCCGACATCCGCAACTTCTCACCCGAGAGCGAGATCTTCTGGCGGATGAATGCCACCAGCGGCACCTGGCTGGGGCGTGACTGCCAGACGAAGTACGGCACGTTCCGCCTGACGACGATCGGCGAGCAGATCCCGGTGGGGGAGTTCCTACGTTGCCGGGAGATGCGGACGAAGGGCAAACCAGCGGGAAGCGGCACACACATCAGCGGCCCCACTGCTCTGGAGCACTTCGACTGGACACCGTCGTGGGTAACCAAAGGCCGTAAGGGTGGCTACCTGACCACCTTGCTCGGCTTGCCCACTGACCACAAAGGACAGGCCAGATCAACGTCAGTGACCGTCACGGTGGCAACGGGCAAGACCATCACACTGACCATTGGTGCCACGTCTATCCATGCCCCGCTCACGAACAGCTACTACAACGGCTGGGGCTGGGAATACATGTGGGCCACGATCACCAACGCCACCGGCAAGTGGTCTCAGGGCGACACCTTCGATCACGTCGTCACCGCCAACAACGACTTCTTCCGTGGTGAGGTCGGTGCCCGTTACCGCATCACCCTGATGGGGATGATCTGGGTGCCCGGCGACCCAGCCGAAGAGGAGCGCTGGTTCGAGGAGCGCACGATGATCGCTGATCTCAGTCATTTCGAGGAGATCAACAAGTCGTGCGAGTCGGATCCCGATCACGAGATCGTCTACGTCAATGAGAGCACCGAGGAGGAGAACGGCCCGGCCAACTACTTCAACCTGACGATGATGGGGATGGCGCTGCGCTCCAGCGGCAACTTCAAGTCCATTGATCAGGTGCGGGCCTGGATCCCGAACGGCGTGCAGGCCACCCGCTTCGGCTGGAGCAAGACAGTCGGCCCCGCCAACAAGTTCTCGGATCTGGTGTACTACCTGCTCACCGATCAGGTGGCGGGCATCGGCAAGCGGATGGATCCTGCCCTGATTGACGAGGCCGGGTTCTACCGCACCAGCAAATTCCTGATCAACTACGAGATCTTCTGGGACGGGGTGCTTGAGGAGCAGGTGAACCTGCGGCAGTTCTTCGCGCAGTACGGGCCGCTCAGCATGGTGAACTTCACCATCAAGAACGGGCGGTTCACCTGCGAGCCCGCGCTGCCGACCGACGACAACGGCGTGATCATCGACAAGGTGCTGCCGATCGCCCAGATTTTCACAGCGGGCAACATCATCGACGGCAGCTTCACGATCGACTACCTCGACCGCGAGGAGCGCATGTCCGTTCGTGGATCGGTGCAGTGGCGCGAGGGCGAGAAGAACAAGCTGCCGCAGCAGCGCATCGCCATGCTGCAGTGGGCGGATGAGCGGCCAGGCTCCCCGGACCGCCACGATGACTTCGACATGAGCCTGTTCTGCACCAGCAGGAAACAGGCGTTGATGGTCGGCCGCTACCTGATGAGCATCAAGCGGCGTGTGGATCACGTCGTCAAGTTCCAGACCACCCCCGAAGGTCTGGGGGTGGCACCGGGCCAGTACATCCGCGTGATCACGCAGGCCAGCCCCTACAGCCTCTACCGCAACGGTGTGGTGCTGAGCGACGGCACTGTCCGCGCCCTGGATGCCATCGAGGACGGCCAGCGCGACGTTCACCTGTTCCGCAAGGGGGCCGACCAACTGGAGGAGGCGACGATCACGATCACCAACGGCCGGGTGGATGACCCGCAGCTGTTCGATGCGCTGTTCAGCCTTCGATTCACCACCGTCAATCAGGGCGTCTACCAGATCGAAGAGGTCGGACTGAACGAGGACGGCCTGGTGGAGATCACGGCCAGCGCCCATCCCACGGACAGCACGGGGGCTAGCCTGATCGTCAGGGATGTGCTGAACGAGAGCCTGTTCACGGTGGTGGAGTGATGGACTTTCCCAACCTGACACCCACCAGCCGCAACTTTGATCCGGGCGATTGGCCGGTCAAACAGTTCAAGGCACAGGACGGCTCTGAGGTGCGGATCCTCTACGGCAACCGCCGCACGGGGATGGCCCTGCAGCTGGGCTACGACAACATCAGCGACGCCAACGCTGAGTTGTTCCTTGACCACTTCAACGAGAAGCGGGGCACGTTCGAGACCTTCGTGTTGACGGCCAATCCCGGCGTGAAGAAAGGATGGACCGGCAACCCTGATGCGCTTGGCGCAGAGGCATGGGGCAACCGCTGGCGTTATGCCGAACCGCCGAAGCTGGTTAGCGTCAGGCCAGGACGCAGCAGCGTCACTATCAATTTGATCGGAGTGGCCTGATGTTCTTCTCTGGTAGCCAGGGTCAACTGCTGATCGACGGTGTGGCCGCCGCCAGGGTGAGCGGCTGGAGCATGAGCAGCAGTCTCGGCTTGCTGGACACCACCAGCTTGGAGGACACCGACCGGACCACGGCACCCGGCGTGCGCAGCACCACCGGCAGCTGCACCCTCTTCTATTACGCCCCCAACCCTGGCGAGACCAGCCGGAACGATGCGTCGGTGCTGATCAACAAGCTGGTCAAGTCGAAGCTGGCCAGTCAGCAGCCCGGTCAGGCCAGTGAAAGCGAGTCTGTGACACTTCGCCTGCGCGTAAAAGACGGCTCCACCACTGGGAAGTTCATCGAGGTCAACGCCTACTTAACAAGTGTTGAGTTGCGGATGGCGGTGGGTGAGGTGCTGAGCGCATCGGTGGCGTGGGAAGCCAACGGCGCACCGGTCGAGGTCAACCTCTGATGGCCGGCGTCTACCTGGGCGACAGCGGCCATGTGGAGCTGCGCCGCCACAGCGAGAACGTGCCCCTAAGCGGCGTTCTGCAACCTGATGACGTCAACACCACCCGCCGGCGGTTCAGCTTCAACTTCGATGCCAGCGCTCTGATCAGCGGGGATCAGATTGAGATCACCCGCCTGGGCGGAGGCAATCTGGAACTGGTCAAGGAACACAGCTATCCAGACGGGAAGTGGTACTGCCACATCGACGACGCCG